GAGGTTTTAGCTAGGATGTAACGTCTGCGAAGTTGTTCATCGTTTTCGGCAAAAGTTCCTTCATTTGCGTCAAATGGGTTTGTAACACCGAGCCAGCCTAGTACAGGTGATTGGATGGTGTTGATTGTGAGTCTATTCTGGGGGCGTTCACCGAGAGTCAGGCAATTTGCATCAACTGGCTTAAACACATTGACCTGTGTCAGGTTTGTGACGGTAAAGCTTCCTGTGCTGTTTTGGTTTGTCAGGATGATGCGTACATTGTCCCCTGATACAGTTGCTGTAAGGTTGTCAGTTGTAGCTGTAACAGCGTTTGCAACCTTTAAAGCGGCCTGTGGTGCTGTATCTGTTGAGAGGATTGCCACAATGATGGGGACATTTGTATTCAGACTTCCGTCAACAGACCAAGTGACTAATACATCGTGGTTTGTCCCAATCGCATCAAAAGAAAAATCTGCCCCATTGATGTTGTTGGTGTCGAGTACAACTTCTTCAAGGGTGGAGAATACATCGCTAGTGATTGAGCTTGAAACATTGCTATCAATGGGGATGGTTGTACCTAGCTCACCGTACAACATAAGCAGCACATTCGCAGCACTCGCACCAAGTCTGTATACACCACCTAGCGCACAAAGATCATCAAGCTTTTCAGCGGATGCTGTATCAATGCTCAGGTTTGAGTATACACCCTGAACAGCTTCTTCTTGCAAATAGATCAGCTCAACAATTGGTGCTAATAGCCTCAAAAGTACGCTGCTATCATCAAGATCAATTGTCTCTCCAACAGGGAGTGTTGGCAGCAGGTTTGTCTCAAGATTTTGCTTCAACTTAATAAGCAATGTTGGAATGTTGTCTGTAACAATTCCACGTTCATTCAATACTGCCATCTTATCCTCAGTAAGCTAAAATGCTTCCGTTTTGGTCTGTTAGGAACAAACCATCATTGGTCATCAAAAGAGTTATATTTACAGGTTGGGCTTGGTCGGTGACATTGACTGAAAACCGCAAAGAGTATTGCCTGTTCACAAGGGTGCTTGAAAAAGAGGAGATGCTGCCAACATACTTCTCTTTTTCAATCTCAATTCGCATAATTGCATCAACAGCAGCCTTTGTCCTTCCTTTTCCAAAAACACTGCCGAAATAATCAACACCATAGTCAAGGTTTAAAAACCAAGTGTTGATGAATGTTCTTAAACGGACAAATAGGCGTTGTCGAACTTTGTCAGCTAACGATTCAGTCGTAACAAGACCGCCGTTTACTAGCTGAAGTCCGCTAGAGTATTTGATGTCCATCACTCCACCTCAAAACATATTTTTGGAATTGCGATTGTCAGAAAATCACCTAGTATGCTTTCTATCAAATCTACCAGTATTTTGATTGGTGCAAGCATTGCTGAGGTTGTTGCAAAAAGCAATTTGTTGGCGTTATCAACAACTGAACAGGCCAGCTTACCGAGAGTGTTTCCGTCAAAACTCAGTAGATTGTACCCTAGGAATTCAATCCCATTGACAATAGATTTTGCTGCATCAAAAAGACTTTCAATTTGATCATCTAGCAGTGTGTTGAATAAATCTACAAGATCATCAACTGTACGTGGTGATTTTGGAAGGTCTGGAAATGTCAGCGTAGCTCCACTTACAATCTGAGTGTACCTTTTGATGATGGTCTCAATCTTGTAAATGCAATCACTAACATACAACGCTATTGAAACAACAACATCAAAGAACTTGTTCACTGGAGAGACAAACCCTTGAATAACACCTGTTGCTATGTTAAGCCCTGCGTCAGAAATCCTCTGTAGAATGGCTTTTATGTCAAAGCTCAAAATCTCTGAAAAAGAAATTACCCCTAGAAACTCGGGCAGTATTTCATCAATTGCACCACCAACAACTGCTATAATTGGGTCGGCAATGAGTTTAATAATCTTCAAAGCCAGCATTGGTACTAACGAAAACGACAGTACTGGTCTTTTTAGCTCATCACTACTAAGCCCATCAAACAATCCATCAACATATCCGATCAACATTTCAATTTGTTTTAAAGGAATGAAGTTTTCAATGAGGTGTTTTAGAATGTCACTGGGGTCTGGGATGGTGATGTTGATGCAAGACTGAGTCATACGACATTCAACTCAATATTTGGTGCGGATATTTTCACAACTGTCGGACTTGTAGCGGATACACTTCCATCTTGACCAAGCCTTAGTTCACATTCGTTTGGCGTGCTCATGTTGTGGATCAACACTACATCTTTTGGGTTGTGAGGGAGGGCGTGTTTTCTGGCTAGGTTTGGTGATTCCGAGAACGGACTCAGCCCAACAAGAGCAACAGCATCGTTTACATCCATCCATCTTTGAGAGTTGCCTGCGTGAGGAGTGGTTGTGCCAAGCTTGAACTGCTCAATGTCTCTTTGAGCAAAAACCAATAGTACAGTATCACCTTGCTCTACAGGCATTGTGAGTGCGCTGCGCTTGGTGTGGGGCATGTAACATGGCACAGACATTAGCACGGGGTATTCAGGCTCACTGCCATCACGGAATGTTCTGTTTACAATTGGTTGGACATCAACACGGAGTTGTTCTTCATCCTTTACGTTTAGCACGACCGCTGGCATACAAAAGAAGCATCCTTGCATGTATGTCTCAAGGAAATTGACTAATATTTTCTCAAGAGTCATCAATATTCCCTCCCAACATCTTCGCCTGAAATATCCATGTACCAAGCACTCCCGTGAGTTTCCCCTGTAAACTTGACACTCTTTACTCGGTATAATCCGTCAGGTGTAGAGGTGCTTGTCGTCACCTGTATGACGCTGTCAGGGAATACTGCTGGATTAATCAATGCCTTCACTTCAACACCTACTTTCCTGACACGCCTTTTCTTGGATTCTTTAGTAGTGCCATCCTTCTTGGTGGTGACTTTAATACCAAGGTCAATCTCGTTTTCCTCGACAGCTTCATCAACACTTTTGGTATAGTCTTGAGTCTTGATATAGGGAAGGCCAATTAGACCAGTGTCTTCTGAAAGTGAGATAACATTGAAGTCTCTTACAATCAGAGAGCCTACAAAGTAAGGGGAGAATACTAACAGATTTCCCTCAACCCGCCATGCAAGATTGTAAGACCTAAAGAATGCGTCTAGTACCTCTTGCGGTGTTCCTGTTGCTGCGTAACCAAATGGGTAGTTTACTTTTTCAAGCTGGATATAACTTTCGTCTTTTTCGAACGGAGCTGCAAACCCGTCAAGTCCGCAAGCTTTTGCTAGTCCTGCAACAACTCTGACAAAATCACTGTTCTCTGGAAAGGTGAGTTTCACCTTGTTTGCAAGAGTTGTCCTGACAATGTTACCAATTAGTTGAAGTGTACACTGAGTACCACCTTCCTTTTTGAACTCAACACCAGTGACATCTGCTTCAAACAATAGTTGGTAAGGGAGTCCTGTTCCAATGTATTTGACAAAAAGTTTTACTCGTGCAAACCTAAAGCCAAACTTCTTAGCTGTCTCTGCGCTAATTCCTTGAATAGTAACAGAGCCAACATCCTTGTCCTCGGACTGGTCTTGATTTTTGGTGTATTCAAAGCTGATTGGAAGGTCTTGAATCTCTGTGTCAATGATGGTGATGTCGTCAGCATCGCTTACAACAGTTGTTGCTGTCTTTGAAATGACGTTAGCCGCACGATTGGTTATTTCTAGTCTAATTGCACGACCATATTGCATATCAAGTCACCACTGTTAAAATGCATCCGTCCCCGATGTTGGGGAATGAGTATGGTGCTACAGGCACTAAGACAAGTCCACCAATAAATGTTGAATTACTGTTAAAAGTCAACAGCCTTTCTTCTGCAAGCTCTTTTCCTGAGAGGATTGTTGTCCCATCAACAAGCCTTACAGTTGCAAAATAGGTCGATGTCCTTGAGTTGGCTTTCAGGTCTATCAACAAGGTTGTTCCGTTGATGTTTGTCTTGAGGGATTGGAACGGATTGTTTGTCAATTCGAGGATGTTATTCATTGGCTCGCATCCGTTGCTTTTTGTTGCGCATCTGCTGCAAGTCTTGTTAGTCTCGCTTCTTCCATAATTGCATCAAGTTGGGCTGTTTTTGAGCTGATGTACAATTTCTTATCTCTCTCATCTTGCGGAATTGTTTCAGCCCCTTTCTTCCCTGCCTCTGTAATTGGAGATTGGCTTCCTGCATCTTCCTTTTTTGCAGTGGCAATTGCTAATGATTCAGGCACTTTCTTAACCGACTTGGTTGAAATGGTTGTAGTGCGAACCTTGGTAAAAGCAATGTTCACATACAGAGCTTCACCATTGTCAGGCGTGTCTGGAAAAGACAGACTATTGATGATGAGGTTGTCGTGAGTGGCGAGCTTTTCGTTAGGTTTGCTACCAACCACAAGAGAGCAAAACTCACGTTCCTTGTGAATTCTCAGGAGGGTGCTCTTCACGCCTTCTTGCATTGGCTGAGGGCTTGTGTTTACGACAAGAGTGCCCTGTGAGTCAAAGTAAGCTGTCGCACCATAAACACCCTTCAATGGGTTGAAAAAGTTGAAATCGCTCACCACACCTTGCAAGTTTATCTTCGGATTCTGAAGGTAGACATGATCAGTGACGGGTGAGCCTGTTTCAACAGTATGCTCAACAACCGTTGAAGTGTAAGTTTCATCAGCATTCAAAACACAGTCGAACGTGATTGTTTGCTTAAATTGATCAACGATTGTATAAAGCATTATTGTGCCGCCGCAGATTGAGTGAAGTTTAATGGGACTGTGGTGGTTTGTTGGCGAGTACCGTTTTGGTCGTTTACATTGATGTCAACAGTGACTTTTCCTTCGGCTGTCAATCTGTTTTGAGCAACGATTTCGCGCATCTGTGCCACATCTGGAACTGGATTCCAGAAATTACTCAGCATTTGCATCTTATCTGCTAGCTCGCTCCACTTCAAACCTGTGATGACTTTGAATGTGTTTTTGGCAGCATACTCCATTCTTGCCATCATCAACTCAAAGCGAGCAACACCAAGGTCAATCTTAGCAAAGGCGACTTGAAAGGTGATT